GGTTGGGGATGCTCTGGCACTCGGCTTGTATCTCAAGTTCCTTTCTATTCTGTTGATTCATCAGCATTTAAAAGCGGTCAACGGTGGGGCAGTTTTGTTCTTCACGATGATCGTTCTCTTAAACGATGGCAGTATCAAGCAAATGGAAAAGATGCTTATTTGCTCAAAGATGAACTAAAGAGACTCTATGATCTCAACCCATCTCAGATTTCGACTTCAACACCTGAAAATTGGGGGCTCGTTATTTATTTCGCCGCCAGAAGTTCTGTCAATCTGCAAAAGTTTTTGCGCAAACGCTTTGGTGAAATTAGCGCACCTTCATTTGGATCCGATGGGCAAAATGGCATCAATGTTCATAACGTTCTGACACCTCAAGATCTTCGACTTATTGCGCCGCTATTGAAGGAGATGACATGAAAGATAAAGCAGTTGCGATTGCATCAGGGGGAATGGATTCAACGGTTCTTCTGTATGATTTAAATGAGAGAGGATTTGAGACTCTTGTTTTGTCATTTGATTACGGACAACGGCATAAAAAAGAACTTGATTTTATTGCAATAACTTGCAAGAAATTAGGATTTGAACATCGAATCATTGATCTGACTGGCATTACGGAATTGATTACTTCTTCAGCATTGACTTTTGGCAAAGAAGTTCCTGATGGTCACTTTGCAGATTTAACGATGCGACAAACAGTAGTGCCGAACCGCAATGCAATAATGCTGTCAATCGCCGCAGGAGCCGCAATGAACATTGGATCGCATTTTGTTGCAACAGCCGTTCATGGTGGCGATCATTTTATTTACCCAGATTGCAGACCTGCTTTTGTTGATGCGCTTAGTATGGCGATGTCTTTGGCCGCCGATGATCTCTTTACTGAAGGCGCATTTGAAGGAATCTATTCCCCATTCATAACGACTGACAAGGCTTACATTGCCGCATTAGGTCATGCAATGCATGTTGATTGGAATGATACTTGGAGTTGCTATAAAGGTGGCGAGATTCATTGTGGCAGATGTGGCACTTGTGTTGAGCGCAGAGAAGCCTTTATGCTGTCAGGTGTAGAGGATCCAACTCTTTACGAAGATTACGATTTCGCATGGGAAGCGATTGAAAAACATAAAAGGGGAGAACAATGAGAATGTCCTTAACTAAAGAAGTCGAGTTTGATACAGGGCATCGCGTCCCAGATCATGCCAGTAAATGCTTCAATCCGCATGGGCATCGCTATCGTGTCCGAGCAACATGCGCTGGTGAATTAATTAATGAAGATGGAGCCGCCGACAATGGCATGCTTGTTGATTTTTCAGACCTAAAGGCTTGGATGACTGAATACGTTCACGATGTTTATGATCACGCTTTTGTCGTTTATGAAAATGATGACATTATGCGCTCATCATTGGAGCATGGATCGCCGGATTGGAAGATCGTCATCGTTCCTTTCATCCCGACTGCTGAAAACATGGCTCAAGACATCTTTGATCGGCTTGCTCCTATCATTGAAAGTCATTGGAGAAATAACATCAGGCTTGTCAAAATTGAAGTCTGGGAAACTCCGACATCGAAAGCGATTGTCGAATGAGTTACGAAGTCGCAATTTCAGCCCATCTTGCTTCAAGTTTGAGAGTCTCAGAGATCTTTGGACCGACACTTCAAGGCGAGGGCGCATCTGTCGGTAAACAATGTTGGTTTATTCGACTAAGTGGATGCAATCTCGAATGCTCATGGTGTGACACTCCCTACACATGGGACTGGTCGGGCAAAAATGGGAAAAAGTTTGACAAGAAACAAGAAGAAAAAGTCATGCAGATCGCCAATGTGGTTGACGAAGTCCGCTTTGCCAATCATGTTGTCATAACCGGTGGCGAGCCATTAGTTCAAAGCAGAGCATTGATTCGATTACTCAACGCACTCGAACTTGTCGGGATCAGCGCAGAAGTTGAGACTAATGGGACTCGCCCCTACCCTATTGGTGCGCCACTTGGAACACGCTGGAACATTTCTCCAAAGTTATTAAGTTCTGGCAATGGCAATGGGATCCGCCCAAAGGCTCTCGCTTCATACCCGCTCAATTCAATTTTCAAGTTTGTCATAACAGATCCAAGCGACATTGATGAGATCCTTGATTTGAAATTGCCTCGCAAGCAGACGTATTTGATGCCAGAGGGTCGAACGCTTGAAGAAATTAATGACAAAGCGAAATGGGTTGCAGAATTAGCAATTCAGAATGGCATGAACTTCTCGTATCGTCTTCACATTCTTTTGTGGGGATCCGAAAGAGGTCACTAATCATGAAACGCCCTGAAATGCCGTTATACGCCGATTTCGAGCAGTTAAAGCAGTTATCAAGGGAATTAGCCGGCAGATGGGATACTCAGCCAATTTCCGGCGTTTGGGGTGTTCCAAGAGGCGGCACTTATGTTGCGATCATGGTCGCTCAGATCCTCGGAGTCCCATTGCTCGATGAATACAACGGCGGTTGCTTAGTTGTTGATGATCTTGTTGACTCTGGCAGGACAGCATCTGAATACCATCAGTTTGATGCTTTGTTTCGTAAATCGCATTCGCCATCGCATCTTGCTCCTCATGCCAAAGTCATTGATAACTGGATCGTATTCCCTTGGGAAGCAAATGAAAGCGGTCCCGAAGAAGCAGTTGTCAGGATTCTTGAATACATCGGTGAAGATCCAAAGCGAGAAGGCTTGATCGAAACTCCCAAGCGAGTAATCAAAGCATTTAAAGAACTTACTGATGGGTATGAGAAAATAGATACCGAGATTTTGACGACCACTTTTGATGAAGCCTGCGATGAGATGGTTGTTGTCTCCGGCATCGAGTTCAGTTCAATGTGCGAACATCACATGCTTCCATTTACTGGGCATGCAACAGTTGGTTACATACCAAATGGATCCATTGTCGGGCTATCAAAATTGGCTCGATTAGTTGAAATGTATGCTCGCCGCCTTCAAGTTCAAGAACGCATGACTGAACAAATCGCCCATTCAATTCAAGACATCCTCAAACCATTGGGTTGTGGGGTGGTTATTACCTCTCATCATTCTTGTATGGGCATGAGAGGGATTAGAAAAGCAAACGCAAAGATGACGACCTCATCGCTTCTTGGTGCAATGCGAGATGAGCCAGAAACTAGAGCCGAGTTCCTAAGCCATCACAAAGACTAATTGCATGTCAGAAGATGAAGAATGGATCAGCGACCCGATGACGGCAGACGAGTTCATTCAATTTCTAAAAGGCTTCAATGATGCAGATACAGTAGATACATGAGCAATAGAAATCCTGATCCAGAATTGATAGACAAAGAACGCCAAGTCCTTGAATTAAGGCGAATGGGCGTGACGTATGACGAGATTGCTAAAGCAACTGGTTATGCAACTGCTCAGGGCGCATTGCTCGCATACAAAAGAGCATTGAAGCGAACTCTGAATGAAGCAGGAGCCCAAGAAGCAAGGGAAGAAGAACTAGATCGTCTTGATCGTTTACAGCGTGTCTATTGGCCAAAAGCAATTAATGGCGATGTCGTTGCATTAGATCGAGTATTGAAAATTATGGAGCATCGAGCGAAGTATCGTGGTTTGTATGCTCCTGCACGAATGCAGGTGGAGGCGACAGTTTATGATTCAGGAACCATTATTGGAGAACTCGAGCGAATCCGAGCCATCATACGAGCCAATCGTGGCGAGGCGATTGCTTTGGACCGAGGAATTAGCGAGACCGGAGCAATTACCGACTGAAGATGAAACATGGTCGGTATGGTTGTATCTTGCAGGTCGAGGCGCAGGCAAAACTAGAACTGCCGCCGAATGGATCGCTTGGAATGCTTCATGCTTCCCTGATACTCGCTGGGCAGTAGTCGCACCAACATTTGGCGATGCGAGAGATACTTGCGCAGAAGGTGAATCAGGTCTTGTCCCGATTCTTCGAGACTATAAAACGATGCGCAATTACAACAGATCAATGGGCGAAATCAAATTGACCAATGGATCCCTGATCAAACTATTCTCCGCAGATGAACCAGATCGCTTGCGAGGTCCTCAATTTCATGGCGCATGGTGTGACGAATTGGCGGCTTGGCGATACCCCGAAACCTATGAGCAATTACAGTTCACGCTTCGATTGGGCGATCAACCTCAAATTATTATTACAACGACTCCTCAGCCCAAAAAGTTGATCAAAGAATTAGTCGCTAAAGATGATGGATCCGTCAAATTAATTCGAGGCAATACATTTGATAATGCAAAGAATCTTGCGCCATCTGCCCTTCAACAACTGCGCAATCGCTATGAGGGGACTCGCCTAGGTCGCCAAGAATTGTATGCAGAGGTTCTTGAAGACACCCCCGGCGCATTATGGACTTTGCAAATGATTGAAGATTGCCGAGTTAAAGATGTTCCCGACATGGCAAGAGTTGTTGTAGCGATTGACCCTGCCGCCACAAGCAATGAAAACTCAGACGAGACAGGCATAGTTGTTGTTGGAAAAGGAATTGACGGCAGAGGTTATGTTCTTGCAGATCGTTCATGCAGAAGTTCTCCAAAAGCATGGGCGCAGAGAGCGATCGATGCTTACGATGAGTTTCAAGCAAGCCGAATTGTTGGAGAATCAAACATGGGCGGTGACATGATTGAGACGATCATTCATCAGTTGCGACCAAACATTCCATACCGAGGAGTAGTTGCGAAGAGAGGAAAAGTTCTTCGAGCAGAACCCGTCAGCGCATTGTATGAGCAAGGCAGAGTTTCTCATCATGGAGTATTTCCTGAATTAGAAGAACAGATGACATCATGGGTTTCGGATCAAGCAGACTTTTCGCCAGACCGCATTGATGCATTAGTTCATGGCTTGACTCAATTAGGAATTGGCGCAGGAGGATTTTCTGATGCCTTCTTTGCAAGTGTCGCTCCACCATGTCCTCATTGTGATCTGCCAAATGATGTTAAGAACACACATTGCTCAAGTTGTGGCAAAGCACTACAATGACCGATAACTAACCGAGGAGACCTGTGGCGTTATTCAGCCGGAAGAAAAACGATGACGCTCTTGTTTCTCGCATCGTAGAAGAATTACAAAAAGCATCGAACAACATGCAGGGCACTCCATACTCGGGTGCTGGTTATGCAACGACAACTGCCGCTAATCCCTCAACTATGTCATGGCCATCAGCAGGATCAGGTGGACAAGGTCTGCTTCAAACTCCGGGTCGTCAAGCAAGCCCTCTGCCTCGACCTGCAATGGATTTCGGATCTCAACTTGGTCCTGCGGCTCCTTTTCTGCCTGCGCCTCTTGATCCAGTCTTTGAAGATTCCGGCAGAGCATTACCTCGACTATGGGAATACCCTGTCGCTTGGAACCTTGATCTAAATCAGCGAACTGCTCCTTGGAATGTTCTTCGATCAATGGCAGATCAAATTGACATTATTCATCGATGCATTGAAATCAAAATCTCAGAAATAACAAAACTTGAATGGTCATTCTCAGTTGAAGATTCAACTATTGGCGAGATCATGGCAGAGCAAAATTGCTCGCATGCAAAGGCCGCCAAAATTGCGAGAGATCGTTATGACGAAGACATTGCAACATTGCGCCAGTTCTGGGAAAACCCATACCCTCAATTAGGAAGATCATTTACTGAATGGATGACTGAGTTCCTTTGGCAACACTTTGTCTTTGATGGCACTCCTATCTATCCTCGATACAACTTGGGCAAGAATGTCATTGGCTTTGAAATTATTGATGCGCCAACAATCAAAGTTCTTCTTGACAATCGAGGTGCGGTTCCTGCTCCTCCTGCGCCAGCCTTTCAACAAGTTCTTTGGGGATTCCCACGAGGCGAATACCAAGCGACTCCCGACAATGATGGCGAGTTCTTCAATGCTCCCGGCAAATACAACGAATACATGCGAGATCAACTTGCTTACTTTGTTCGCAATCGCCGAACATGGTCGCCGTATGGATACTCATGCGTTGAAGAAGCAATCCCATCTGCAACTCTTTATCTCGAACGTCAGCAATGGATGAAGGCTGAATACCAAGAAGGCGTTGCTCCTATTGCATTCTTTGAGACTGACTCTGATGAAATGGACATCACTCGCTTGGCGGCATTTGAGCGAGTATTCAATGATCGTCTTGCAGGATCCACAGCAGAGCGACACCGCATGAAAGTTTTGCCTAGAGGATTCAAACCAATCTTTGCTCCAACGATTGATGAGCGATACAAAAATGAATACGACAACTTCTTAATTTTGCGCATTGCAACAATCTTTGGCGTTGCGCCATCAACTCTTGGAATCGTTCCTCGATCAGGTCTTGGTGGATCTGGCGAACGAGCAGGCGAAGCGCAACAGGCTCTCACAACATCGCAGAAACCACTTGAATCATTTATTGTCGAAACAATCAATACATTGAGCCGCCGATTCCTCGGGACTGATAAAAACATAACTTTTGCATTCGATGATGATGATGACAATCCAACTACTATGCAAACGAAAGCATCTGCCTATCAAGTCTCGCTTGAATCTGGTCAGATGACTTTGAATGATGTTCGAGGAGAACTTGGTTATCCCTTGTATGACATGCCTGAATCAGATGAGCCGTTCATCCTTGCTGGCAATCAAGTTCAATTCTTAAATGGATTGCTCGCAATAGATCAATCAGGGGAAACAATCGGATCAGTAGAAGGAGTATCAAATGCAGTGGATAGTGGGACCAAACGTGGCTCCGAACAAATCGGGCAAAGTTCGCAAAGCAAGGAAAGCGAAAGCGCACAAGGCTCGCAAAGTATCGGTGAAAGCGGCTCGAAGGAAACTCAGTTAAAGAAATCTGTTGAAGCAGAAGAATTACGAGAGTTTGTTCGCTTTGTTAAATCAAGAAACAAAACTGGCAAATGGCGAGCATTTGATTTTGTAACGATTGAAGAAGAAGTCGCAGATCAGTTAAACAATGATGCTTACTTCTTGGTTAAGGGAACAGTCCCAATGCCAGACAATCTATTTGAATGGGCTCAGAGCATCACGAAAGAGCAGATAACAGATACCCCAAAAGGCAGTTCACTTACTAAGCGCAAAGCATCGGATCATTCCGGTTACGAAGAACGCATCGCCATTGAACGGCACTATGCGCCTTTGATTGAAAAGGCATTGAGAGATTCAATTTCAGGAGTTGAAGAAGCAATCGCCGAGGCTCTCAAAATGGAAAAGAAAATCTCAACAGCAGTAACAACAGAACTAAAGTTCAATCGAACACCTTTGCAGGAACCGCTTCGAGGTGTTTATCTTGATGGTGGCTATGTAGGAACTGCATACGCAGTCAAACAACTGCCCGGATTTGAACCCAAAGACAAGATTGGCCAATCAGCAATCAACTTTGACTGGGCTAATTGGAAGCCCGGCAATCCGATCGCATCGCAAATGGTCAGCGATGGCGCACTTGCTAAAACGCTTGATCGCATCGGCATAACTATTGACGGCATTGGCGAAACAACGATTGATCGAATTGGCAACATTATTGGTCAAGGAGTCGCTCAAGGTATTCCTGCAAAGCAAATTGCAAAAGACATTTATGCATCGACAGATCTCAGCCAAGCCAGAGCCGACATGATTGCATTGACGGAAACAGCCCGAGCATACAACGAAGGATCCATTGATCAGTATGCAAACTTTGGAGTGACTCAATTTGATTGGGTTGCGTATGATGATGCATGTCCTGAATGTCTTGCGCTTGAAGCATTGAATCCGCATGATCTTGCAGATGATGTTCCACCATTGCACCCAAATTGCAGATGCACAACAAATGCAGTAATCTCAACAAGTTAGACAGAGGAGTTATTTTCATGAGCGACATTACCTACGTTGGCTTCGGAGACTTAACGTACAAATCAACCGAAGACGGATCAATGTTCGTTTACGGCAAAGCAACTGGACCAGACCTAGATCTCGACCAGCAGATTTGCGATGCTGATTGGCTCAAGACAGCAATGCCACAATGGTTGGCAACTGGCGCAAATGTTCGAGAGATGCATGCATCAATCGCCGCCGGAGTCGGAATAGAACTCAACGCAGATGGTGAAGATTGGTATTTGAAATCAGAAGTCGTCGATTCTGGCACTCAAAAGAAAGTTGAAAAGGGTGTTCTCAAGGGATACTCAATCGGAATCAAAGGCGCAAGGATCGTCAAATCAGAAGATGCGCCTAATGGTCGCATTGTTGGCGGACAGATTGTTGAAGTTTCGCTCGTTGACCGACCAGCAAATCCGACAGCCACAGTTGGCATTGCAAAAGCAATAAATGGCGGAGAATTAGAAATCACCAAAACTCTTGACATGCAAGAAGTTATTCCAAATACTCAGATGACTCATGATGCTGGATCAATTCAGCAAGAAGTCATTTACAACGAAGAACATTCGATTGCTAATTCAGATGATCCTTCTGAATACCCTGCGGCTCGCCCATGCGCAGGATGCAACGGAACAGGTCGAACGATGCAGATGGGTGCAACATGCGAAGTTTGTGGCGGATCAGGTCAATCAACAGCAGAAGTAATTACACCGGGCAATGATTTTCCTAACATTATTGAAGATGACGATGACAAAGCAGTTGAAGCAGAAACAGAAAAAAAGGATTACTCCGACAAGCAACGGCAGAATCTTGCAGACAAAGGTCAAGCATTGCCAGATGGTTCATACCCAATTAAGACCGTTGGCGACTTAAAAAATGCAATCAAAGCATTTGGGCGCGCCAAAGACAAAGCCGCAACTAAGGCTCACATCAAAGCGAGAGCGGAAGCACTTGGCAAAGAAGATCTTCTGCCTGATAATTGGAAAGATGTTGAAGCAGATGTTGAAAAGATGGAGCATGATCCTGATGATCTTGCCGCCGTTCGCCAATCGCTCATCAATCTAATCAAAGCAGAACTTGATGAAATGGCATCAGGTGAAGAAAATGAAATCTGTGACATTTATGAACTAACTCGAGCATTGGATCTTTTCCTTTGCTGGTGGGAGAAGGAAGCAGAAGAAGAAGAAACAACTGAACCATTCTCAACAACAACCGAATCAGGAGATGATTACATGGCATACATTGGACTAGGAGTGAACGCTGACTTAATTAAGTCCGCATCATTGCCAGAAGCAACAGATGAAATCAAATCTGAACTTCGAACAGAGATCGTCAAGGCATTAGGTCTTGAAGAAACCATCACAACAAAGGCTGAACTCAGCGAAGCAAAAGAGGAAATCAATCTCCTAAAGGCGGCGTTGGATGAAGTGCGTGAGATGGCATCGCCCGGAGGACCAGTTCTTCGAGCAACACAGGCACAGGCAAGCAAATCTGCCGATGTCGAACGACTACAAGCAGAAGCAGGAAGATTTAGAAAACTTGCTCATGAGGTAGTTGACCCAACCATGAAATCCGCATACTTGAATAAGGCTGTCGAACTTGAAGCCGATTCAAAGCGAATCTCAAATAACTAACCCAATTTCTTAGGAGAAATTACAATGGCATTTACAGCCCCATCATTAGATCAGTTGTTTGGCGGACTTCCTGCTGAACAGCGCATTGATCGTTTCGAGGCATACAAATCAGCACTCAGCGTTTGCCAGACCAATTCAATTCGAGCCGCAAAGACTGGAACAGTTCAGTTTCGTGGCAACAAGTTGGAAAAGTCTGCTTCTGTTTCTGAGCGCATTGGTGAAATCCGTGACCTCGTAACAAAAGGAATGTCTGCTGAACAACTTGGTGACATCACATCTGCACTTGATCGTGTCAGCGATGTAACTAAGGCTGGATCAGAGTGGACACTTACTAACCCTCTTGACAACTCGACCTCTGGTGTTACTGGTCTTGTTCCTTACGACCTTGAACCAGCATTGGCACTTCTTGTTCCTCGCTCATTCATTCTTCGTAACTCAACAAGCCGCATCGGTGGAATTGGTCAGGCATACGAGTTCCGCCGCATCCTTGGTGTGACAAACTCGAACACAGGTGGCGTACCAAACATGAGTACGTTCTTCAACCCAACTGGCACAACTGCTCAGTTCGGACCTGTAACGCTTAACCGCCCAAGCAAGATCGAATACGCCGCAGACAAGATTGTTCTGTCTCACGTTAACCAAGGTGTTTCTGACCAGGTTGACTTGACAGCGCAATTTGCTGGTCAGGGTTACACCGATCTTCGTCAGTTGTCGCACACTTCAACTATCTGGGCTCACATGCTCGGAGAAGAACGCAACATGCTGAACGCAAACTCAGTTGTCACCAGCATTGCTGGTGTAACTGCAAGCGCAAGCGCAGTTTCACTTCCATCATCAAGTGGCATGCCATCTCAGTCAGGTGCAGATGTTTACGTTACATTCTCATCTTCTGCTGGTGAATCGCAGGCTATTTCTGCTGGAACGGTTTCAACATCATCAGGTGAGGGTGTTGCTTTGACAATTAACAGCATCCCAGTAGGAACTATTGCCGTAAACACTTACGTTGATGGAACTTCTATCTATAAGGGAACAACTGTTCTAAGCAATGGTGACTCTCCTTCTGTGTTTGCAGTTGTATCGGCTCTGCCATCAACATCTGCTGACAATGGATCAGGAAACCCACTTGGATACTCTGGCTTTGTTTCAACTCTTACTAACCCTGCGCTTGCAGGAGCGGTGACTCAGTTGAACGGACCATTGAACACAGCAGTACCGGGCAATGACTTCCAGACGATCTTCTATGATCTCTACTCCTCAGTTATTGCTGACCCAGACATGATTCTTACGACTGCATCAATTCGTAAGTCATTGGCGGCCAGCATTCAGCAGGAAGGAAC